AATGGTTTTAGTGTCAACAAGACTAATCTAGGTACATTATATACAATGGCTAAACATAAGAATATGACTAATGCTATGAACTTCTTGTCAGACTTACAGAGACTATCAGCATTAGATACTTATTTATCTTCTTTTGTTGAAGGCATACAAACACACATCAAGCCTGATGGTAAGTTGCATGTGCGATTACTACAACACAGAACTGCTACAGGTAGATTTAGTGGTGCTGACCCTAACATGCAGAACATGCCTAGAGGTGGTACGTTTCCTGTAAAGAAAGTGTTTGTATCACGTTGGAAGGATGGCAAGATACTTGAAGCTGACTTTGCACAGTTAGAGTTTAGAGCTGCTGCATTTTTATCACAAGACCAAACTGCTATGAAGGAGATAGAAGATGGATTTGATGTTCACAGTTATACTGCTCGTGTTATTAGTGATGCTGGTGAAAAGACTTCTAGGCAAGAAGCCAAAGCACATACCTTTGCACCACTCTACGGAGCAACAGGATTTGGCAGGACACCTTCTCAGGCTACATATTATAAACACTTCACAGACAAGTACAAAGGAATCGCACTATGGCACACCAGATTGGCTAAAGAAGTTATGACTACAGGTAAGATAAGGATACCTTCAGGTCGAGAGTTTGCATTCCCTGATGCTAAGAGATATGCAAGTGGTAAGATAACCCACTTCACACAGGTTAAGAACTATCCTGTACAGAGTTTTGCTACTGCTGATATAGTTCCACTTGTACTGATGCATATAGATAGGCTACTGTCTACGTTGAAGTCCTGTGTTGTGAATAGTGTACATGATTCAATTGTCATAGACATACATCCTGATGAGGAACAACAAGTATTGTCTCTACTAAAGTCAGCAAATGATGAACTACTAAACATTATAAATCGCAAGTTTAATATAGATTTTAATGTGCCATTATTACTAGAAGCAAAAATAGGTAATAATTGGCTTGACACCAAAGACGTTTTGTGATATAACAATAAAACTTTCAATAAAGGAGAAAATGTAAATGAGTGATTTAGTAACTATTGATACTGCAAATTATGCTGCAATGGCAAAGGCTATGGGCATAGCAGGAGAGAATACTTCTACAGATAAGAAGTCTAATACTCTGCCAAGGTTAAAGATAAACCATTCACCTATTATGGGTGAAGCAGAAGTACAAGGCAAGTCTATGAATGTAGAAGTTGTGCAAGGTGGCACATACAAGTTGGATATACCTGACGATAAGGCTGTATATTCATCTTCAGCTACCATAAGACCTTTTCTACAGCGATTTATGTACAAAAGGTTTCTTAAGAATATGAATGCGAAGCCTGGTGAGCCTATGGGTACGTATCATAAAACTCTTATGGCAGATAATCTCAATATAGACCTGAAAGATAATCAAGGTGGGTTTAATTGTGGTAAGCCATCAGGGTATATTCAAGACTTCAAATCATTACCTGAGAAGACACAGGAACTTATTAAGCAGATAAAAAGAGTTCGTGTTGTATTTGGTTTAGTTGACTTAGTTAATCCTGTAGACGAAAAGGGTAATGGAGTTGAGATAGACAGTCAACCATTCATATGGGAGATTGATAATAGGGATGCCTTCAAGATAATGGCTATGCCTTTTACTAAGCTATCTCAAATGAAGAGACTACCTGTTCAGCATAACGTAACTCTTGGTACAGAGCAAAGAAAGTTGCCCAATGGTAATTCCTTTTATCTTCCTACTGCAAGTCTAGATATATCTAAGACTATTGATTTAACTAGTGCAGACCAAGAGATGTTTGCTAACTTCTTATCTTGGGTAGAAAACTACAATAGTTATATCATCAGTGAATGGGATGCTAAGGCAAGTCACCATGATGAAGATGATAACTCTGTAGTTAGTGACTTCATAGATATTGAAGAAGAGGTAGCCTAATGCAACACCGTGGTGAATTGGCGATTAGTCAGTACTTAGAGAATGCTTCTAAGGGCTTGACATCAATGAGTGATGAGACTATTAATCGTGTAGGCGAAGAAATAAAGGAAGCACTCAAACGTCAGTTTGCAGGTGGTAATAAACGAGATGGGTTTAAGTTGCGTATGTCTAATATTGGCAGACCTTCCTGTCAGTTATGGTTTGAGAAGAACAAACCTGAGACTGCGTTACCTAGACCCACTACGTTTGTTATGAACATGATGATTGGTGATATAGTTGAGTCTGTATTCAAGGCACTACTAACTGAAGCTAAAGTAGCATACAAAGATAGTGATACTGTAGCCCTTGAAATTGACGATAAAACTACTATATCAGGTTCATACGATTTAGTTGTTGATGATGCAGTTGACGATATCAAGTCTGCATCTGATTGGTCTTACAAGTATAAGTTTGATTCATATGAATCGTTAGCATCAGGAGATAGCTTTGGCTATGTTGGACAGCTTGCAGGTTATGCAAAAGCATCAGGCTACAAAGCAGGTGGTTGGTGGGTTGTAAACAAAGCCAACGGTCAGTTTAAATATGTTCCTGCTAATATTGATATGGATGAAGAACTTGCCAAGATAAAAAAGAATATTCAAGCAGTTGAATCGCAAAAGCTAGTACGGTGCTTTGAACCTGAACCTGAAACCTTTAGGGGTAAACCTACAGGTAATATGGTACTAAATAAAAACTGTACATTTTGTTCATATAGACAATCTTGTTGGGAAACTCTTAGAGAATTACCTGCACAGATGTCTCAGGCTAAAGAACCTAAGATGGTTCAGTATGTTAAAATGAAAGGAGAATAACATGAATAAGTCAATAGATGAACTAAAAGCTAATATTGAAGAAATGGAAAAGCAATTAGCTGAAGCAAAGAAAGAGTATCGTGAACTACGTACAGCAGGTTTACGAGATGCTATGGAAGCTAGGAAAGCAGCTGACGAAGCAGTAAAAGAAGAACTAAAAAACTTAGGATATACTAATACTTATTCGTACACTAATCCATTTATCTCTTGGCGAAACTTCTAGGTGTCTCCTCATAAAATAAGAAGAGATGCACTAAAGCATGGGTATAGGAGTGGGTTGGAACATACTATCTCACTCTACCTAACTAAGTTGAAACATAGTTATGATTATGAATCAATCAAGATAGAATGGGAAGACCTAGCCTACAGAACCTATACCCCTGACTTTATACTAAACAACGGAATTATAATAGAAACTAAAGGAAGATTTTTAGCTATAGACAGAAGAAAACACTTAGCTATACAAAAGCAACATCCTGATTTAGATATTAGATTTGTATTCACTAACAGTAGAAGTAAACTAAGAAAAGGTGCTAAATCTACGTATGGTCAATGGTGTGACAAACATGGTTTTAGGTACTACGACAGAATAATACCTGAAGATTGGCTCAAAGAAAAAGGTAAAAACAAACACCCCAAATTTATTAAGTTTGCAGGGAATAAAGTTAGGAGAATCAAATGAAGAATATACTAAGTAAAATAAAGCCAGAAGATTTTGTGATAGGAATCAGACCTGACATGGATGAGAATAATGTATGGACAGGGGAGATTCATATGAGTATTGTAACAGATAAAAATAATCCCCTAAACGATGATGACTACTACTCACTTCTTGCTTTCTGCAAAGTCATTTGTTCCTCTGTTCCTGTCATGGAAGAAGATGATTATATACGAAAGAAATTAGAAGATAAAGCTACTGAATTTGACGAGTATACAGATGCACCCCAAAAGAAAAAAGGAAAAGTTGTTGACAAACAGGGCAATGTTGTGGTATTGTCTTTTGATGCAGAAACTAAAGGCAATGCATGATGTTAAGGCATATGGAGTATATGAAACAAATGGCAAGTAAATTAGATAATGAAGAAGACACAGTTAAATATTTAAGTGGTTCTAAAAAGGAAGACATGGTTAACCATCCTGCTCACTACAACAAAGCAGGTATAGAAACAATTGATGCGATTGGAGCAGCTACCAATGAAGGCTTTAAGTATTACTTACAAGGTAATATATTAAAGTACATATGGAGATACGAATATAAAAATGGTGTTGAAGATTTAGAAAAAGCACAGTGGTATCTCAATAAACTTATAGAGGTAACCAATGATAAGAGTTAAAATTATGCTTACTCTACAAGTAGACCCTGAAGAATATCCAATGCCTTCCGATTGGGATATTACTGAAGACTTTGAGGATTACATGACTGAGTTGTTTCACGATTTAGAAGGTGTCAAAGTTAAAAACATGAAAGTATTAATGGAGTAGAAAATGTTAAATAATTATTTACCAACAGACTATCAGAACTTCATAGCCTTGTCTCGCTATGCAAGATGGAAAGATGATGAACAACGTAGAGAGAATTGGGGAGAAACGGTAGACAGATACTTTGACTACATGGAGAATCACCTTAAAAAGAAGCACGACTATATTTTAACCAAGGCTTTAAAAACTAAGATATCAGAACAGATAATGAACCTAGGTGTTATGCCTAGTATGAGAGCTTTGATGACAGCAGGACCTGCATTAGACAGATGCCATGTAGGTGGCTACAACTGTAGTTATATACCTGTAGATAGTCCACGTAGTTTTGACGAATGTATGTATATACTTATGTGTGGTACAGGTGTAGGTTTTTCTGTTGAACGTGAGAATGTTGACAAGCTACCCATTGTCAATGAACACTTTGAGGACAGCACTACTATCATCACTGTCGCTGACTCTCGACCTGGTTGGGCAAAAGCACTAAGAGAACTCATAGCTATGTTGTACGTAGGACAAGTGCCTACTTGGGATGTATCACAAGTAAGACCTGCAGGTGCTAGACTAAAAACATTTGGGGGTAGGGCATCAGGTCCTGCACCACTAGTTGAGTTGTTTCAGTTCTGCATACAGAAGTTCAAAGGTGCTAAAGGTAGAAGACTGTTTCCTATTGAGTGCCATGACATCATGTGCAAGATAGGTGAAGTAGTAGTTGTAGGCGGTGTTCGTAGGTCTGCTCTTATCTCTTTGTCTAACTTAGGTGATGACCAAATGAGACATGCCAAGTCAGGTCAATGGTGGGAGAATGAAGGTCAACGAGCATTAGCTAATAACTCTGTAGCATTTAAAGGTAAGCCTGAGATGGGTACATTCATGCGAGAATGGACATCTTTATACGAATCTAAGTCAGGTGAACGTGGCATATTTAATCGTAAGGCTGCTCAAGTGAAAGCATCAGAGAATGGCAGAAGAGATACTAATCATTACTTTGGATGTAATCCTTGTAGTGAGATTATATTGAGACCTTATCAGTTCTGTAACCTAACTGAAGTTGTATGTAGGTCTACAGACGATTTAGCAACTTTAACAGAAAAGGTACGTATAGCTACTATACTTGGTACATTCCAAGCTACACTTACAGATTTCAAATATCTACGTAAGATATGGAAAGATAATACAGAGGAAGAAAGATTATTAGGAGTTTCTCTAACAGGCATATTGGACAATGGCATATGGACAGACGAGATACTAACTATCTTAAGAGATGTTGCAATAGAGACTAATAAGAAGATGGCTAAAGACTTAGGTATACCACAGTCAACTGCTATTACTTGTGTAAAGCCAAGTGGTACAGTTAGTCAATTAGTTGACAGTGCATCAGGTATTCATGCTAGACACAAT